AAGGTAGATCAAGATAATGCGCTGGATCGGGGTGAGCTTTCGGTTTTGTATTATAGTTCGGTAGGCGGTTGGGTCTTGGTTCATCTTAGTATTTTTTCGTGTTAAGTATTGTTTTTCGGTGCTGTTGTGGTGTTTGTGCTTGGTTTATTGTGGTCTGTATATTTGGTTGTTAGGCGTCATTTAAAATAGCTAACATATCTTCTATGTGCTTTTCAGATATAGTAACAGAATATCTACCACCGTAAAATTTTACTGAGATGTGCCCCATATCATCTAATGATACATAATCAACACTATATCCTTTTTCTTCTAAATCTGATTCGATCTTACTAGCATAATCTTCATCTACTAAATCCATTGTTAATGATGGTACAGCTATTGTTCCATCTAATATCCATAAGTCATCCTCAGAAAACGAACGGCTAACAACACCTATACGCAATTGCTTTTTGTACTCTTTTACAGTGTTGAGTGCTTTTAAATATTGGTTCTTGCTTATCATTTGTTTTTTGTTTTTAATTCCGCAACTACACATAGCCAAACCATTACCCTCTAAACTCGCTTATCAAGATCCCCACCTTCGACAGGGTTTTCTTCTTCATGTACTTTAACCGCACCAACTCGCGCACAGCAAGCTTGACCGTGTACTCGTTTAGACTTGTGTCCTCGCCTAGTATCGTGTAGTTAGTAATAACCTCGTCAAGGGGCTGAGCGTGTAAGTGGATTAATAAAGCCGATTGGGTTCGGGTGAGGTCTGGGTTCGCTAGGATGTTTAAGATCGTGGCGAGGGATTGTGTCGGGTTTTGCATGGGGGAGTTTTTAAGGGTGTTATAATTTAGCACTAAAAAGGAACTACTTTTGAATTTTTAGCCCAATAATACAAATCTTTCCTTGTTTTTTCTTCTTCAAAATCAACGTAAAACCCTACGTGACCCCCAAACTCTTTTACTTCTTTTCTATCAAAAAAATTGTAATACAACCCGTATTTCACCTGCCCAATTCTTCCAGTGTTTAAAGCGTCTTCAATAAAATCACTTTCATTTATTTTGTTTCCCTTACTGTCCCTTACTCCTGTATATCTACAAGAAAAAGCCGAAATTATAACACTTGGTATAGTGCATTGCTCGGTTTCTGTTTTTTTACTATCTGATTTATTCATGTTTGTTTCTATTTGATGGGTGCAATGTAATACTATTATTTTAATTACAACGATAATATTACTCTTTTAATTTCGCGGTGTACTTCTTTTTGATTTCGCTTAGTTCGTCGTCGCTCCATTTGTAGACCCTAAGCGCGTCTTTAATGCTTTCGAGTTCTAGTACTGCCGCTTCTCCAATTCGTTTAACTAGGCCGATCCTATACTCTGCCTGCATACCTTGCCCGAACTTATTACACCGCTTACATTGTTTATTGCAATTGAGTTCATTAAATATTATACCAGTGTAAAGTTCCGCTTTGAAGTAGTGTCCTCCGTGCCATTCGTCTGCGGAAGTTGCAGGGCATGAAATACAAGGCTGGTCTTTATCTCTGTGCCTAATCCATCTCTGGAACACAGGCCGCACGTCGTTGATCTTCTGGGTTCGGGTTTTCATTTTGTCAACCCTCCGCGCTCTCTCGACCTTCCACTCGCTTGCTGCCTTTTTCTTGGCCTTAGTTGCTGCGTCTTTAATTGCGCAGGCAGTACTGCATACTGATTGAGTAGTGCGGAAAGGTTTAAAATCCCCTCCGCACTCACTACATTTTTTAGGCTTTACGATCAAAATGGGAGATCATCATCTTCCCCATCAGCAAGCGGAGCCATTGAAGGTGCTGCTTTCGGTGCTGATGGTTGACTAGGTGCAGGCGCTTGACTTGCTTTGTCAACTTTCCAGCCGACTATGGTATTGAAAAATCTAACCTCGCCTTGTGGAGATGTCCATTCTCTGCCGCGAATATTTATACCAATCGTAACCTCCTGCCCTTCACTAAGCCCGTCTAACAGACTTACTTTGTCCTGATGGCACTCTATGCTGATCTGTTGCGGGTACTGCTCCGATGTGGTTATTACGACTTCGCGCTTCTTAAACTTGGCGCTTACTTGATCCGTTTGAGAGATGCGCTTAATGATTCCTGTTATTTCCATGTTTGTTTATTTAATTGTTTGCTTTTTTTGACATATTCTCACCAAGCAAGGCAAGAAATATAACTAATGATAATTCCCAACCAAACCAAAGGCAACCCAAAGCCATTGATGTTAGTCCTATTACCATCCCTAAATAGTGTAATGCTTTCATAATTTATTTGTTAAATTGTTTTTTGTTTTATAAGTAAAATCTATTCTAGCTTAACGGCCAGTTACCCGTATTGTAGTTTTTGTTCACCAACTTTACTATGCTATTAGTATTAAATCCTCTAATGTTCGTAAGCTTTCAGCACCATCAAATTCATCAACAGAAAACGAAGTACCAACAGTAATCCAATGAATTTGTAAATCCTCTGCGCCACCACAGTAAACATTTTTAATTTTTAGGTTTTCTAATACCCATTCTTCATTTATTTCATTAGCTCGGTTTTGCTCAACCATATCAACTAATTTAGGGTGGTATAATAAAACTTCTTGCTCCTCATTACTAGTGTACCATCCAGCACCAAAACCGTGAGATATCAATACTGCTACTTTGTTATTTCTAATTACTTTTTTCATTTGATCTAGTTTTTAAATTGTTTAATCGGTGCAATTAAATTGGTAGCCATAAATCAACTTTCCATCTTGTAATTTCCATTCTATTACCTTTATCTTGATAGGTTTCAAAATAGCCGTTTATGTACTTGCATTGACCAACATAACCTTTATTACCTATTCGCTTAGTTTGGCACATTTGTCCTTCAGTCGGTTTTTGTAGCAAATAATTGATTCCATTTTCGTCTGTAATTTGTTCTGGTTTCATTTGATCTAGTTTTTAAATTGTTTAATCGGTGCAATAATCAAAGATAAGGCAACGGCCCCAAACCCCGCCGCTAATCCCAATAATAAACAGACACCGTAAATAATAAAGGCGTTTACTAATGGGTTGACTTTCCCGCTCTCGATTGCGATAAAGTACGCGGCTAGGAATGAGAGCAAGGTGCAGGTGGTTATCATTATCGCGGTTTTCGTTTGCTGTTTCATGGTGTTTACATGTTGTGATTATAAATCTCTTCCTTAATAAATATTGGTATAAACAAAAACCAGTAAGTAGTTCTATTGATACTCACTAAATGCTCTTCCTTCCAGAAGCTTTTTCTTTTTTTAAAAAATGTATGCTGATAGTCTTTGTAAATTCTTTCTGTTCTTTTTATCATGTTACTTTAATTTTCGGTTAATAGCTATTCTTAATCTCTGCTTAAGTACGTCGTCCGCGTTCAGTATAAACTTAGTCCGGTACGTACTCGCGTTCCCTTTGTTTAGGGCTATGTACTTAGAAGCAACCACGCCCGATATTCCAATCTCTGAGCTTATAAACATGTAAGCGCCACGGGCCGTAGTTATGTCATCGTTACCGCCTCGCCCTGCGTCTTGCTTTGCGGTCATGTCATCGCGGCTTACCTTGTACGATTTGCAAACCACGGTTAGAACGTGGTCTAGTATTGTGTTATTCATTTGTTATTTAATTGTTTGTTAATTCCTTTCCAGTTAAAGCGTGGTAAAGGTTTTGTAGTTGGTGAACGTATTTAATTTGTATTGGAAAAAATGCAAACCCGTTTTCTTTTGACTTGTACCATAGGGTGTAGTATTCGTGTTCGCTTGTAGTCCCTATTCCAAATTCTCCTTTTGTCCACGAACTATCAAACCCAAGCCTTACAAGCCATAATTCATTCATTTCTATTGGCTTAAACCTGCTCAATTTATTACCTCCCGCGGTATAATGGTTTACAAAGTCCTGTCCTTGTATTGTTGCCGTTCTTCCGTATAAGTCAACGTTATTACCTATTCTTAATTCGCTTGCTTCCATTACTTGTTATTTAATTGTTTGTTAAGTTCCTTCACTGCCATCTCAACGCGAGAGGTTAATAGTTGCTTGTCTGTTTGCGGAATATCAAAAGTCCAGGAGGTTAAATTGGTATATTCTGATGCGTCCACTAGGTAGGGAAAACTAGGCTCTTGTCCGTCCGTAAGAAAGCCGACTATTTGATTATAGATCCACTCGCATAAGAAAGGCGTTAACCCCTCAGCCTCTGGTACAAAGTCTTGACTAATCCAATCTCTAATGTCTGGCAGTTCACTAGCGTAAGGCACGTAGATAATGCTCTCGCCTTGGTCGAACTCAATATCTAGTTTGCTCTCAAGCAGGCAAGCGTTGCTAACTAACTGCCAGTAATTCTCAGCCTTATCTACTTTGTAAACATCAAGCCCCGCCTTTATCGCTTCGACTGTATCACAGTAAGCTGTTAAGCTCCACGGGCATTTGATATCTCCTACTATGTTGTTATCTATCGTAGCCCGTAAAGCGTCTGGGATGCCGTTCCATCGTGCTATGGTTTTATGTTCTACTCGGCCTTGTTGGTTACCATCGCGGTAATTCATATCTAACTTGCGCTCGAAAACGTAACGCTCCATTACCTTGCCCCATGTTAAAGACCGCGCGTGGCTTTCGCTTTCTAATGGCCTCATTAACTTCTCCTCTCTTACCTTCTCCTTAATATAGGATAGGGTGGTCGCGCCTAATATCTTAGGGTCTTCAATTTGCTTGACTGAACTACCGACTCCCTTCTTAGGTCTTGCGGCTAGTTCGTCCTTTGTCATTGGTCGCTTACCTACGCCTATTAATCTATGCGCGCTTGAGCTGCTAAAATTTGCTACTCTAGTAATCATTTAAGGGCTTGTAAGTACTTAATGGTCTTAGCATATGAGCTTACCTCTTGATTGATTACAATGTCATTTAACCGCTCTTCTAAGCTTTCTGGCATAAGCTTAAACTTCTCATCCCTTAGCGCTATTAATACCTCAAGTGTGTAAACAGGAATAGGTTTAACCCGAACTACATCCATGCTTTCCTTTGTTTTTCGATCAGTCCATTCACCAATGTATAAGCAAATTTGAACCCCTTTAGAGTCTTCCATGAACTTTACACCGCCATACTTTACAATATCTATTGCATTGCCTGCGTTACAAATCCAAGGCTTAACACCCTCTTCCTGAAACTTTACTATTCGTTTAGAATCTACTTTATTGCTTACGGGATCAGTAACCGCTTCCCATTGTGCTGATTCAATAGTCAGTACTAACTCTCCGCTTTCGGGTAAGTCCCAGTGGCCGAGGTAGTTTTTATTCGGTGATTGCATCCAGTGTGTTTTCTCTTTCTCGCTCATGTTTATTTATATTTAGGTGGGTTGTTAAGTTTGAATTTTAACAGGTGGCTAACCTCGTGCAGGATATTGATCTCAAGCTCTAGCTGTGGATGCTCAACGGGTAACCGCTGGCAAATACTGATCTGCTCCTGAAACATTACGCGGACTTTTTCGGTGTCGGATTGCCACGCGATAACGAGGTGATTAAATGCTTTTGCTTTTTCTGTGAATGGCATAGTGTTGTTTTTAGTTGTTGCTTATGCTAGACTTGATTCTTTTTATCTCATTGCCTAAACATAAAATAGCTTCAGTAATATCATTATGTATTTCTGTATGCTCACTATTGATGGCGCTTAACTTACTAAGCATGTCATCTAATTCAAACGTGCTTTCTCTAATTTCAACAATTGGCATTTCGTGTATTCTTCTACCGCTCATAATCTAAAGTGCCTTAATAGGTCTTTGTTAGTTTTTAGTTAGGCAAATATAAATCAAATAGTTTACATATACAACATAAAAAAGCCCAACTAATTAAAGTCGGGCTTTTAGTTTTAATATGCCCAGCCCGTGTGCTTGTCACGGAGGGGGACTTTGGTTTATAACTTATTAAGGGCTTCTTCTAGGCACTCCTCAAACCCCGCGCCTCCGTTGTAATATCTCAACTCATAAGTAATAGTTCCGTCATCCATTAAATTAGCCTTAATTATTTCCTCCTCCAAATCGTGACCTTCTTTTGTTATCTTGTATAAATTTTGTGTTTTAGGGTGGTAAAAAAACTCCTCATAAAACTCTTGTGTTAAGCACTCAATAGCGTTATCATAATGATTTGCTATATCGTAGTTTCTTTCTTTTAAAATACCTTTTGCAACATCTAATAATGTTTTGTCGTTTGGTTGCTCAACTTTAATAGCAATCCCTTTGTAATGTACTGTTTCACTCATTGTGTTTATGTTTATGGTTATTTGATAGGCGCAATATAATACATTTATATTAATTATACAACATAAAAAAGCCCCGAATTTCTCCGAGGCTTACAACCAAATTTAAACATGCACTATGAAAACATCTAAAAACAATCCGTTATTGAATGGCTAATATACTAATAATTATTTAACTTTCCCTTTTATTTTTTCCCAGCCTCTTGATCCAAAATAAGCAACGGTCATTATCATCCAGCCTTCTTTGTAAAGCTGAATATAAGACTCACTTAATTTAAAGCCCTCTATGGATGCCTCAAGCCCTCCAAAGATAAATACTATGAATGTAACAAATAGATAACTAAGAGGTCTAACTAATCGTGTTATAGGGGCTTCACTATCTGACTCCCATCGCTTAGTGGTTTCTATATCCTCGCTAGATTGTTGTTCATTATCTCTTATTTCTGCGCGTTCATTTTGTTCAGCCGTTGCCGACTTAGATCCCGTGAATCGTTCTATCCCATCGGCAACTTGATCGACTATGCCCTTATCACTTTTCCCGACTAACCAACTAATCCAACTCATTTCGTTTCTTTTTATTCTCTTGGTGTAATATCACTAGCTTGTATATCGTATAAACTGCCGCTGCAATTGCTCCGACTGCACTAGCTATTTCACCAAGCGCCTCTGTTAATGTTAGCAATCCCCCGCCTATGGACATGAGCCAAACTTTGATTGTATCTAAATGCTCCTTCATCCTACCCAACGTGCTGCGGTTCCTCTTATATCGTAATGGGTAAAGGTCTTGTATCTGCCCACTCCGCCCTCTGTCATCTTGCCCGCTTTAATTAGCGCCTCAATTTCGTTTGCAACATCTCCAGGAGCCCAACCAATCACCGAAATGTCAGCCGCTTTTAGTGGTACGTGCTGACTTTTACCTGTGCGTCCTCTGCTTAGTTCGTACCACTTAGGTCTGTAACTAATGTTTATATCAATACGCGCGTCTAGATGATCTCTAAGCGTTTGTAAGTTATCTACTAAGGTGATTAGGTTTGGCTCTAATTCGAATTTATTTTCTTCGTAGCTTTCTTTCGCTCGTTTCTTTTCAGCTTCATTAAAAAAGCGTGAATCTATAAATTCAAGTAAGCTAAAGTTTTCGGTTAATTTCATTTTATTTTAGTAAAGGATTTAAGTAAGCCCGCTAAGGCTTGGCCAAGGTAAGCAACTAAAACCAATTGCCAACCGCTTAATATTAAGACCATAGCCAAGACGCAAAGCAAGCTTAAGAACTGGAAGAAGTGTTCTGCATCCGTAAGCCAAACAAGCACTTTTCTAAAAATGAACTGCCCGATATTATTTGGTAAAAAGGGAAGGTATTTCTTATTCCAGATGTATTTATTCCTGTGGCTTAGTGGCGTATTCCACCAGTCAGGAAAACCGATAAAGCCGCCCTCTTTACCGTGTTCCGATAACTCACGGCACGCGGCAAAGAGAAAAGCAAATAGAAATATTAATAAAAATGTTTGCGTAATCATAAACCGAAAGTATGAAAGGGTATTGCTCCCTTACTTAGTATCACTTCACTAGAGCCGAATTTATATTCTTTCTCGGTCATAATATCGGCGTGGTACTTTTTCGATATTACCGCCTCGCTTGTTTCCGTTGCGGGCTTTAGCGTAATAAATCCAAGATGTGAAACTGAGTGTGTTCCTTTAGCGTTAACCATTTCGCCTTGGATTACTTCTAACACGCCACGACTTTTTAACGCTGATTCTAAAGCGGATTTTGATTTATACTGAAGCTTTCCCTCGAAAACTATTAGGTCGGGTTTGTTATCGTTTGGTATTACTTTTCTAATCATGGTTAAGGAGTTGTTAAGGCGTTGGCTTGTGATTCTGTTGGCTGTTGATTTCCTACTATAAAAACTCTCAATCTACCGTTAAACCTTGTGGTGGCAGGTGATGCGTCACTAATATTTACATTTACCAAGCCCGTTGGCATTGCTCCTGATCCCGTTTGTATTGTTGCCCCATTGGTAGATAATAAAGCAGCTCCCGACCCGTAAGACATCAAAGCTTTATTGAAGCTAGTAGAACTTATAGTTCCCCCACTTAAAACAACTGTGTTACTACCGCCAGAGCTTACAACTGAAACATAACCTGTTCCTGCTATGTTTTTGCCTAAAAATACTCTATTTCCGCTCGTACCGTCGCTTAGGACAAAACTAATTCCTTGACCATCTGATATAAACGGCTTAAACTCAGCGTAAATAAAACCTTCACTATCATTTAACAACGCACTGGCACCCGTAAGGCTTGGAACGTCTTCGTTTCGGGTCACAATACTATCTAGTGTTTTCATCCATGAAGTTGAATAAGTAACGCTTGAGTCATTAGTGTTTATTTCAATGTTCACATATTGAACAGTTCCAGAGATAGTACAAGTAACGCTTGTACCCGTGGTGGTAACTATTGAGCTAACCCGATCCAATGCTGTAGCGCCTGAGCCTGTTAATGTTCCTGTCGCACCTACTGAAAAAGTAATACTACCTGTACCGCTAAAAGATACCGCGTAGTTTCTACCTGAAACAACGGTGATGTCTTGAGTCACGCCAGTAATAGAGTTCAGGAATAAGAACTTTCTAGCGGGTTCGATTGTGAAATCACCACAGCCCCCGTTTGTAAAGTCGCGCGCTAAGACATTAGCCGCTACTTCTTCCCATGCACCTGCCTCGTTAATTCGCTGCTTAATAGTTGCCCGTACCACATCAAAAGGCACAGTGCTTTTAGTTTGTGGATTCCATGCCGCTAAATTACCTGCTTTTGTTTGCGCTCCTAGTGGCCAAACAATGCTCGCGTTGTCTAGTAGGCTCATATTAAGTGCCTGCTATTTTGTAGTATGTATCGTCTGAATCATGGTAGACATAAGTTGCACTAAATCCCGCCACAGGTGCGCCCGCAAAACTTGGGTTTACTGAGAAAGTCCCACCCGTACCTACTATCAAAGTTACTGTATTGGTCAAGGTTGTGAACTCTACAATTTGACCCTCAAGTGGAGCAGTAGGGAATTGCACGGTAATTGTTAAACCTGGATCAGATACCACTAAAACGTTAATTGTCGCGGTAGTGCTAAGGTTTAATGTTTGAGTAGTTGCAACTGTTGTTATTACGTGGTCGGCCCTTCTGATAGTTTCTATTGAAAAGTTGGAGGCTGTGACTTGACTAGTCACCCCGCTTTGAACAATTGGGACTAGTGCCGCTGTATCTACCGCAGTAACTACAGGAAGTGCTGAAATTTTACTATCTGCCATTTTATGTTATTATTTTAAAACCATTCTCTTGAAGTATAAAACCACCGCCCTCTTCTTGTAACAGAAACTCGCTAGGTATTGCTTGCAGTGCGCTAAATGTTACGTCCGCGCATGATGCCGACCCACCCGAATAACCCTCGGCTGTTGTGGTCGTGATGTAGTCGGAACCCTCTGAGCCGCCCATTAAGTTCGTTTCATCATGGCCGTAACTATCCTCGCCAATCATTCCCCAACTTAAAGTATTATTTGTCGGGCCTTGTCCCCAACCTATGTCATTATTAGCAGCGCCTTGCCCCCAATCTATTGTATTATCTGGCATTATATAGGCGTTCTTGTTGTGGTTCTTACTCCGTTGCTTTCCGTTTTACTTAAGGTAGTGCTTGCATTAGTAATCCGTCCCCAACCTTGTTGCTGAGTGTCAGGCATAAAATATTCTCTTACACTAGCCTTAAAATAAAGTAACTTATTTTCTTTCATCTGTCACCTTTTTTAAATAGGTTTTTAGCTTCGCCACATTTTGCGGTTTCGGTTTGCGTCTTACAGTACCCATGAAGATAGATTTTCGTCTTTACTTGGGTTCATATCCCCGTTTGAATTGGTGTAGTATTCTGGAAACATAGCAGAAGCATTAAAGCTCATGTAAGATAAAAAGCGATCTGTATAGCCTTTTGCTATTTGTCTCTCTTTGTTACTGATAAAGCTTATATCCTCCTTGGTAGCTGATTGGCTGTTTTCGCTAGTATGCTTATATATACCTCCGTTGCCTATTGTAAAGGCCGCAAAGGGCAGATACTCGCTCATGGCATAATGTACTAGCATCGGCTTAACATAGTCCGTTACAAGGCTTAAATAGTTGCCCGCTAAAGTTCCCGCGTTTATGTCCGTGCTTATCTTATCGTATAGCTCCGTTCCTAAGAAGTTTTGTATGTGGGTTTCTTGCGCGATCTCCACGAACTGAAGAAACTTATCTGCGTCCACGTTCCCGCCTAATGGCGTTTTGTTTACTAGGTCGTTTCTTGATATAAATAAAGCCTTACTCATTTCTTATAACCTTTTGTAGGTGTCTCAATCGGTGCAATAGCTACCGTTTTGTCATTCTTTACTGGCTTAAAACCCTGTCTTAACGCTTGCGAAACTCCTATTTTCTTAGTTCCATTTAACGCACCACCGCCCCAAGGCTCGCCCGCCTTGTTTAATTTCTTGCGGTAAATCCTGCGCTCCCATCTATGGTGACAATTTGCCCCGCCTTTATAAAGCCATACTGAGTACTTTTCTTCCTTAGCCTCTGCGCCTCCTTTACTTGAGATGCTAGTAATATCTTCTTTGCGATATACGCGCCCCGCTTTTATTAGCGCAGAGCATAAGGATCTAGTTTCACCGTCTGGATTCTTTTTAGTTCCTTTTACATAAACGTAGCGCACTTTATATCGTTCGGTGTCTTGGTCGCTATCTTGCTGCGCTGCTAAATCTTCGCGGTTATTAATATAATCCTCAGCGTTAAAATCCTCTGGCTCATCCTCTGAGTCTTCAGCTTCTATCATTTCGTAATCAGCAAGCAGGTCAGATTCTAATTCACCTAAACCCTCAAGGCTATTAATCAACTCTTGCGCGGCTTCGTTTTTTAGAAACGGCCTGTCGTCTTCGCTGCTTAATGTGGTTTCGGTCTGTGCATCTTCTTGAACCTCCTCCTCCTGAAATGGGTTTAAGGATTTAAAGAACAAACGTAAACTCATATCATTAAAGCTTATCACGCTTTCTAGTGCATCAATCAAAAGCAACCTAAACGGATTTATTACCGTGGCCTCAAATAGTGCTGCAGCAGTTACCAACTCCTCCGCGTTGTTTCCTAGCCCGCTACTGTCTTTAATTCCTAAAAGCATTGGAGAGGTTACGCGATGACCTACCATTATCTTAGTAGTACTTTCTTCGCTTAGGAAACTGTATTGCTGGTGTGCCTCTCCAAGTTGAAGCGTATCAACTGTGGCGGCTGATTCTTTGTTGTCGTTAAACGCGATAATAGCTTTACCCGCATTGTTTGTATTGGTAAACTTTGACTTTATGCTTTCCTCTATTTTCCTTTGTTTCTCATCATCAGGTACACCATTATTAAAATTAATCAGCACTCCTGCCGTCATTCCGTTCTTGACGTTGTTAATATGGTAGTTTGCGACCTCTTGCTCTAGCTCGCAGTAAGGTAAACAGCCTTGATAGTCAACTGGTGAGTAATAAAAGTACCCAAGAGCGTAAGGTTTAACGTATAATATCTCTATTTGCTCGGAGTTTTTAGACTTAAAAGATGGAAATTTCTTAGGTTCGTCTTTTGAATTTATATTTACCCAGTCGTGATGGTAGTAATACGCCTCAATCTCCCCCTCCTCATTGGCTTTTTCAGCTCTCAAAGTGTTAATTGGGAAGTGTGAAAGCTTTAATATCTTTGTTTTGCCTTTATTGTAGGCGACTTGAAACGCGCATTGCCCAGTAATCTTTAAATCCGTGATCACATTTCGTAAACATTCAGGGCTAATCATTGTCATCAACTGCGCCCACTGGTCAGGCTTGCGGACTTTATCTTTCGCGTCTAATCCTGAGCCATAAATCTGCTGTACGATACCGTTTATAATCGCGTTATTAGTAGGCGATCCGTTAAAGTTGTCGATTAGATACTGGAAATAGTTATTGTCTACACCGTAAGAAACAAAGTCCTTGTTTACTTGCTCTTTTGCTTCTGGTCTTGTATAGCTAGAAAGGTTTAATACTTCTATTCTGCTCATATAAATTTATAATCATTGGCGCTACTTTGCTCCGTGTATTCTCCTTGAGTAATTTTATAAGCTTCTGGATTTGCTTGATCGGTACAAAATAACATGCCGTAATAAACAAGTTCTGAATTACCCCCGTTCAATTTAAAGGTGTAAAAATTACCCTCGATAGGTGTAAAATCTAAATCAAAAGATACGAAGTTGCCCTCAATAGTTCCTGTAATACTTTTGGTTGTTGTGGTTCGTTGCTGCTCATCTCTAAGCTCTAGCGATAGAGTTAAATTCGTGCCTCTTAGGATTACTTTTACAACTTGGCTACTGGTGGTTACAACGTGCATATATAATGAACTGAAAACGGCTAATTTGTTTTAACGAAAAAAGCCCCGCATAATGCGAGGCCCTTTACCTTGTCGGGTAAATACTAAGTCCCTTGTACTATTGTAACAGTCGCGGTACTCATTCCTGCGAAAGGATCGGCTTTAGTTGCGCCTGTAATTGAATTAGCTAAAGAGTTTTCGTTTCCAGTTAATACTAAAGTATAACCGTAAAGATCACCCATAGCGCCACCAGTCACGGCAGTACCGCCAGTAACCTCACAACCGCGAAGTAATCCAGCTAACCACGCCTTGCCGTTTCTATCATAGATAACAACGTGAGGACGTCCGTAAGCCATTAACTTTAATTGCTTGTTGGATTCCTTACTCTTGTTTTTAAGGGTAATGTTAATAGTTTGACCAAAGAAAGTCGTTCCCGTTTCTCTGCTGGAGTTGGTCGTCTCCTCCAGGTTGGTAGCGTCACTTTTTACTTCGTACTCAAACGCTGAAAAAGTTCCCGCTAAATCGGTGATCTCGTCATCCGTGCCAAGTGTTACAGCACCCATTTCGCCATAGTTTACAAAATAGATTTTATCTATCCCGCCAACATTGGATTTGCAAGGCTCTAAAAGCCCTAATGTTAAATCGCAAGCCATAATTTTATTTATTAAAAGGTTATAAAAAAAAAGGGCAGCAGAATAAACCACTGCCCCTTTTAGAATATTAGAAAGCTAATTCTAGTTAGCCGCGTTTGTGATTCCGTAGGTTACGATATCCTCGATAATTCCGTATTGAGCATCGGCAGTGTAGCGCATAACAAAACGAACGTTTTGAGATCCGTCTAAGTCAGCCATGTCAAGAATTTTTACTTCGTTGTAGTCGTTTAATAGACCAGTTCCAAAGTAAAGGTTCTCTTTTAAAGTTGCGATTGCAGTGTTTGCGGCTAATCCATTAGCTACAAATAACTTCACGCCATCAAAAGCAAGAGAACCACCATTAAACCATTGTGTACCCTGTGCCATTGTACCGCTGCCACCTAATCCACTTGCACCAAATCCACCTAATGCACGTACATAAGCGCGGGCGATGTTTTGAGGTATGTAAACAAATAAGTCTTCGCGTCCGTATAAAGCTGAAGGAATAGCATCTACGATTTTACCTAATTCAACAATAACATTCGCAGCGGTTACGGTTGTACCTGTAACTTCTTGAGCTGCTGGTAAAGCTGCGTCTAATGCTACGATCGTAGAGAAGCCGTTAAACTCTCCTGCTGTACCTGTTGCACCAGTCCATAAATCTACCTCAGTTTTAGCGGCTACTTTTTCAGCCATACAGCCGATAAGATAATCACTAAAGGTTTTAGGTAGTACATCGAAAGCACTAAAGCCCATCTCGATGGCATCCCAGTCACTCCTAAAGTCAGTCTTACAAAGTTCAATATTTACTTGTAATTCTTTTGGCTGAATAATTCTTTCAGTCAAAGTTACTGTTCCAGTAGGCGTAAAATCACAAGAGCCATTGGCAACCAAAGAGGCCAAATCTAATCTCTTAATAACCTGCTTAAATTTAACGTTTGGCATAATCGTAACCCCGTTCTGGGCTAGCGTGTTACCAGAAAGCAATGCTGCTTTTATGTACTTTTTAGCTGACTCACCTGCGTAGGTGGTAGTGATGCTTGTTGTTGTTGCCATTTTTTAATTATTGTTTATTGTATTAAAAATATAATCTCTTGCACTCTTTGGCTTTTGTTCGCCAAGGTTTAAAGCTTTCTTATCTGCTTCTTTTTCTGGTGAGTGTTTAAACTCAGGCGCTTTTTCTTCTTTAGCTAGTTCAAGTTTTGCTAGTTCGGCCTTTTCGGTTTTAGCTAGTTGCTCCTCTTCCTTACCCATTAAGTCAGACATCAAGGTCTTAAGCTCTGTTAGCATGTCTTTAACCTCGGCGAGTTCCGCTTTAGTGGCGTAATCTGCGGCTAAGTCTTCTTCTACCACTTCCTCACCAGGAGCTTCAGCGGCTTTGATCTCAGATATCACACCTTCCTCAGCAACTACTAACATGTTTCCGTCTTCCATTGTGTACTCACCAATAGGAACGGCGATACGTTCGTCATCTTGAACTAAGAAAACATCTTGGCCCGCCTCGAAAACCTCCGCTTCGATCACTGCTCCGTTGTCTAGTTTCATCGTGGCAAGCTTCACCTCCTCCGAGAGCTGAACGCCAAGAATTTTACCTATTGCCTGTAAGGCTTCTTTTGTATTCATATTCAATAAACTATTTAATTAAATCTTGTTGCAAAAACTTGTTTAAAGACATCGCGAACCTTCTCCAGTTTTTTGTCGTCTTCTGTGGACATGTTGACTTTATTGGCAAAATATCCCTCAATGCTAAATCCTTTGACCTTGCCCGTTTTTATATAGTCATTCCAAACGTCATCGTTGTAAACTTTCATCGCTACTACCCAACTCCCCACGGGCAAGCTCATGTTGTATAGATTGCTTTTATCTTTTTCGGTATCTTCTACTATCCAAGACTCTACCACGCTAAGGCCGTGAAGCTTTACCTCATGCTCAAGAGTTGCATGGTTTTGATTGCCCTTAGTCAGAAATAATTCAGAGACGCGCTTAATAGTGTCTTTTGTGAAGTAAACGTAAAACTCCTCATCGCCTTTTTTTCTGAAGATCATTTTATTAGGAACTAAAGCAGCGCCTAGTAATATCTTTTGTTCTCCAGCTACTTTGGCAAGTTCTACTGGCTCCTTGCTTAGTGCTACAAAGTCGCGCTCAATTGCAGGACTTCCCACTATGCTAATTGCGTCAACACCGTGAAGCATTTCCTCCTCGTTTAAAATCAGTTCTATTATCTGGCTCATGTTAAATTAACTTATAGATTTAATTTTGTTTTAAAAGCTTGCGCTTGATACTCTGTTACGTTCGATTTGTTGAGCCGTGCTAACATCGCTACCGACTACATACGCTCGGATCGGTTGACTTGAGGAATTAGAGATATTATTTAGTAGTCTATTCTGTTGAAGTGCTGCGACTGTATTAAATTGTGGCCCTGAAGAATTAATGGAGGCGGCTCTACCAGTTGGAGCCGATACACTTGTCGAGCCTCCGCCTTTAGGATTTACCGCAAGGATTCCGGCAATGTTTGCAGCTCCAAAACTTGCAGCGGCTGCGGCCTGTATAAATGGCCAAGCACCACCGCTTAAAGTTGTAGCCCCTACGTTTGCGGCATTAGAAGCAAAACTCGCCTGTACCCCTTTAAATGTATCTAACAGAACTTGAGCAACTGCTAAAGCTTTATAGGTCGCGCTACCTTGCTCGGCTAAAGCCATAGCCCCGCCTAAAGCACTACCGATTATCCCTAGCTTTGCCGCTTCTTCTTTTGCCTTAAGGTCTATTAAGAAATCACTTGTTTGTTTGCCTAATGTTTTTAAGGTGGTATTATATCCCGTTTCAAGTGTTGAGCGTTCGTTTAGTATCTCAGCGTAAGCCGTCGAACCTTCTTTCTCAGCCTCTAGTCTGCTATTGATTAGTTCTAGTCTTTGCTCATGCTGTTCCATCTCAAGCGCGCGCGTTGCCTCAAACCTTAGACGCTCGTTTTCCATTAAAGCTATGTCCGCTTCTTGCTCTGTGCGCGAGTTCTCAATATTAGTTTCTGCTGCGGCTTTATCAAGTTCGGCTTGCTCTCTACTTAGTCCCAGGTTATTAATAAGCTGCTCAGATCTAAATCCTTCAATAGTAGCTTGAACCGCTAATACTTCGTTATTCGATTCGATTAAAGCAATGTAATTCTCTTGGCTATCGTTTTTATTAAATTGTGCTGCTGCGCTGGCTTGTATTGCTCTGGCATTGGCCAACATTGCCGCCTCTTGTTTGTTAAGCACCTCGGATAGTTCTTCGTTGGCTTGGATTCGTTCCGCTAAAGTGTTGCGTTCTTCATCCCTAACCTGTCTTAGTTTCTCGGCTTGCCTATCGTACTGCTCAAGTAATCCAGTATTTAAAGCAGTGGCAACTTCAGCGGTTTTAATTAGTTCAATGTTGGCCTTTGCTGTTTTTAAAGTTTCGGTTGTATATTCGACAATGCTATCTTTAACCTTGTTATAAGTCGCAGCAAGTTTATCAACTGAATTATCTACACCAGTATAAACATCTACTAACTCCTTACCCGCTTGTTTTGCAAATTCACCAGCTTCTTCAAAGTCACCCTTAACAAACGAAACAATAGCCTTACCTGCTAGGCCTACGGTTTCAATCATGGAGGTAAAACGCTCAATAATGTTATCCTTTATAGCTGTACCTAAATCTTTAATCGCTTTTACCGGGTCGTTAAATATCGCCTTAAAGGTGTCAATCACTCCCCCTGAGTTGTTAATAATAAAGTTTGTTAAATCATTGAACGCGATAGATACGGCCTCTAGTGATACACTAAAGAAATCAGCTACTCTTTGATTCTTACTTAGTACCTCAGTAAATGCCGTAAATGCCTTAAGTGCCACGGCAATAATAGCACCGCCAGTCAATAAGCTTATACCCTTGCCTATCTTCTTAGTGGCATCTGCGGTTTTGTCTTGCGCTTTCCCTAAGTCGTCAACATTATTGGTTAACTTCTCGATAGATTTTTGAGCCTCTTTAGTGTTGGCATCAATTTCGATTACATACTTCTCTGCCATATCGCTTTAAATTTCTGTATTATTTCCTTTTTGTTTCTTGGGAATTGATTAGCCCCCTTCGCTATCTTAATACTTTCCGCTTCACCTTGCGAGGCTTGCAGCATTTCTAATAATAGTCTCATATTTTAGTAATTAATTGGAAGTCTACTTTGCCTGTCTTGCCGTCTATATTCATTTGATTGATTATATATTTTCTACCCTTCCATACTATTGTATCATTAAGATTTAACCGCGTCAATACACCGCCATTTAAGTAAGCTGATATCTGAAATAGTCTCACCTGCTGTGCGTAGGTGCTGTTTATAAAGTTTGTCCAAAAATTTGTGTAAAGATTCTCATCAGCTTTATTTAATAAGGCTGGGTTTATCTCCTCACTAAAACACGTGTCGTCCGCTGGGTTTGTTTGTCGGCTTATTGTGTTGCAGTAGTTAATTAAGTTTATCCTAGTTTCCGCGTTTGATTCGTTTACAAAAGAAATCGGGTTGGCAGTAATGTTTAAAGTCCCACCTAGATAGAATAATATAGGTGAGCCGTAGTAACTCGAACTTTCGCCCGCCTCATCTACTTGAATACTTTTATACATCGGGAAGTTAACAGGTGTGCCGTCGTCCAAATCGTTTAGCACTTCAGGAAACACTTGATCGAATGGAAGCTCTACTGTGAAATCTTGCGAGCTGTCAAAGTTAAACCGCTGAACTAAGTCACCATAACCGCGCCCGCTGTTTTGCCTAAACTGCTTTTGTAATACCTGATCGCTTTCTTGATACTTAAAGGATAAAGAAGAATACCTAGAAATCTCCTCTACCTGCACCTCACTAGTATCTAACCACCTTGATAAATCTATCTCATTACCTGCGCCATAGTAAGTGTCGTAAGGAGTAAGTGTGTAAGTCTCACCGTCCGTACTTGTTACTATTAGGTTATGCATCTTTATTAGCCCGTTAAGAAAGTCGGTGATCTTAATCTTAGGTATTAGGTTTGCCATTATTACAGTATCCGCGTAAGTGGTAGCAGTTTGTGCGCCTGTTCCAAGTGTGCGAACTCCGATTACTGGGTCGGTTGGTATCCAGTATAAAGTATATTCTAAGGCTATTGTAAGATTCGCGGTTGTCTTTACTACCTTAAATCGTATGTCAGTAGTTGAAGCGGTTACTAGTGTAGGTGTAAAAAAGTCTTGGCTTGCGCTGGTGGCTGTATATTTCTTTCGTTGCCATAATGTATTATTAATATACATCTCAAGAAAGCAGTCATCCGACAAAGTAATAAACTCAATAGCAAACCTAAAAAGTGAGGGCGCGTTTGTTGCCCCCATAACAAAAGACATGTTCGAGCCAATAGAAGATATTCGCGGATCGCTTACGGTATGCGTTACGTTAAAGACAGATTGCTTTGACATCTCATAATTGATGCCCGTATCTACCCCCTCAAAGGTGTAGCCCTCTCTATTATGTAGCCACATGTATAACGCATCAAACGGAGCAGTAGCGATAAAGCTACCATCGAAGGTTATACCATACTCGGACTCAATAGCGTCTAGTATCTTAGTAACTTGCAAAGCGGGTTTTAATTCGTAGTAGTTCACCCCGTGACGATTTGCCCCGTGATCCCCGTGATAAGCTATGTTATTATCTTTGTGGTTAGATGAACCGCTGTCATATTCCCAATTCTTTACAGCACTAAACAATGGGTAAATTATTGCACCACTGTTTCGGCTAATTGTCGCGCCCGTACTTGTATTGCCAAAGCCCTCAAGTACAGCCGCAGCGGTATAGAAGTGGTCGTAAGCCGTTAAGTCTAAATCTGCAAGAGTATTGTCACCTACTAACTCTTTAAGCTTTGAGGTATTACCAAAGAAGCCCAGCTTGTAATCGGTTGGGATTCCGTTCTTGATACTTGCCCCTTCAATCTGTACGCCGCCAGTCTCAAACAGTATATCATTCAAAGTTATATAAGCATCTAGGCGCTTAAAGCTTGTGGAGGTGGTCAGTATGTCGTCGCGATAGAAGTGCTGAAATATTGCATTGTTCCTATTACTTGCGGGAACGGTAAACCCTTGCGAGAACGTGCTAAATACTTTACTAATATCGGTTAGGTTCTTGATCGTTTTAACAATCTTGATACTCTCGTCCTCAAAGAAATCTACCTCTACCCCGTTAACGTATAGTTTAATCATCGTACTGAGTTAATGGTGTCAAAGGCATATTCAAAACTTAAAGTATAATTGCTCATCTCGTTATTGTCTTGCTTCATTATCTGTTCGCTGTCCGTTGGTACAATCGCCTTGCTAATTAAAGTTAAGCTAGTGGCATCGGTTATGATTGCGTACTCAGTAAGTAATAAGTCCCGGATCTTCTCGCGGGTTTCTTGCGGTACAAAATCCGTGTTTGTAGTAAATGGCTGCTTACCGTTTGCGCTGGATATTCTGTATTGTGCATTCGCAGCGGTGTAGGTGCTGTTTAATGCGGGCTTGTAGTTTGCGCGTGTTACGTTCTGATTGTTCTCATTCTTACCAAATGCAAAGATGAAATCCATTAAGCCCAACCTGTTAGTATATCCTATTACTTGATTAGCATACTTTGATTTGCAGTATTTAAACACCTCAAAGCTAAACACAACGGAGCCGCTAAGCTTTAAATTTACCACCGCTTTAGTATCACTCGCGCCCCAACTTAAGGCAGCGGTTTTGAATAGGCTTGCAGTAGTACTTCCAGCCGTGCCAAACGCAGTTGAGTCTGTCGCGCTACTATCGTAATCGATTTCAATCTCATCTAATACGCGAGCCGCACCAGTTACGCCATTATCTAAAGCGGTAATAAAATAGTATTTATCATTAGGCACTTGAACGCTTACTGGAAAGTAATAAGTATCTAAAGCAAGTACTGGGTTATCGTAAGCCCTCCAACCGTTTGTGCAAATGATAATAGGTGCATCGCTATACGTTGTGTCCCCTCCGACTATTGTAGCCGTCCATGAGATCTCTACCCATGCTGCGTAGTCTTGCGCGTAGCTTGTCGCGGGTGTGGCGGTGAAGTTGTCAGTATTAATGTACTCTCTTATGAACTCAGCGATGTCTACCTCATAAGCCGTTAAGCTAGTACCTAATACGTTTGCACCTAAAGCAAATGAATAGGTATCTGTTGCGGGTTTTGCAGTTGTGCTGTGTCCGTTCCATATCTTTAAATCTATGGTAATCGCCTGGAGGTATTCCGCTACCGTGTCCGAAACAAATCGGCAAGGCAAAGCAGACCTAACCCCGTAAATCTTTTCCTCTTGTATGCTTGTAAGTGTAACCGCCATTATCTAAATCGTTTTTTATCTGCTAATTGTGAGGTCAGGAATCTATCTACGTCGTCTCCAAAGCTTGAAAGAATGTCGGCAGGTAGTTTCTTAAATTGTGTCCTAAAAGGTTTTGTAAAGAATAAAGTCTGCGGCACTCCTTTCTGGTAGACCGACCTTTGTATGATTGCCGCTGTACTGTCTTGTGTAATGTACCGCCCTTTCTTGTCTCTGAATTTTAAGCCCCTAGTCTTTACCCATTGCTTTAAGTCCTTTAAGGGCGGCATCTTGTCTTTGTATCTGAATGGCGTAAACTCTGCCATCTTGTGACTCTTGAAGTTTGCTGCACCCTTTACTCCCTTGTCTAGGTATTGCGCGTATTCTGGCATATCAAATACTAAAGATAAAGATCCTCCGCTTGATACGTTCACAGTCCAATTGTCTAAGGACTTGTAAAGCTTCCCGCTTGCGTTGTGATCTTCTCGGGTTAGATTATACCTTGCCCGTTTAACCACCAACTTAGCGAACTTATTAAAGCTCTGTTCTATAAAGTTGGAATCTAGCAAACCGATATATCTGTATTGCGAATGTTTACCGATACGTTTAACGTCCAACCCGCAACCGTATTCTCAAATCTATCTTGAAACGGTTCCACATCTACGCTGTCAGTTTGGAAGTAATTATCCCAAAGGTCACCCCTCATCATGGACTGAGCTAATAGGTTAGCCGCTGCAAGTTGTGTATTGTGTACGTCTTGAAGGTTATTGTTGCCATAGAAAGGCTGCTGCTGGTCTTTGGTTTGCGTATTGCTGTAATCTACCAAATCCATAAACAACACGCTTAACTGTAAGTTGATAACCTGAGGTGTGATGTTTCCTGCGGTTACAATCATATGAGCTAAGGGAAATATAGTTCTGCGGTTTAGATCTACCTCAGTAATATCTCCAATGGTTACGGTCTTAGTAATGTTATTGTTTGATAAGTGGTTGTAAATCGCTTCTGTTATTTCGTAATAGGTTTTCATTTTGATTGTCTTTTTAGTTCTGCGGCTTCGATTCTATCGCTCTCAATGAGGTATGATAAAGTATAAAGGCATTGGCTTGCTGTAAGCTTTGTAATCTGGTCTTGCTTTGTAATATCTCCGTTTGCGAGTCGATTAACCGTTGTAAACCATCCGTATCTTGTGGCAAGCTGTCCGCGTTGGGTAAACTCTTTGCCCTCTTCGATGTCTGATTTAAAGACCGCACCGAATCTTTTAACAAGTCGTTCTTTAAAGTCCAAAAAAAAACCATTGCACCAAGTACAATATCCAAAGGAACGCCTTTCATTAGGTCGGAATACTTCGCACTACCTTTATACTCCTCAATATCGTAAAGGTCGCCCGCTTGCTTTGTCACTGGTCTGTAAAGTACTGCCATAGCTTTATGCATATTTGGCCAGTCTAGGAAGTTATCCAGATCGATGAACTCACCGAAAGTCAGATCCTCAATGTTAGGGATAAAACCAAACCTAGTCCCCTTATGGTCAAACGTCTTTTGTAAGCTTGTAGGCTGCTTGAGTACGTTGTCTATGCTTCTCGATATGTTAGCGACATCTTTAAAAGATACCTTAAGTATGTCTTCCACGTTGCAAAAGATAGAAAGCATCTTTCTAGCAATAAAGTCCTGATCGATGCCCGCATCAATAGCCGCAAACTTCTGGTAAGTGCTTAGGCTGATTTCGTTTAATTTTGTAGGCGCTGTAATTTCTACTTGCATAATTAATGAACTGATAAAGTAAGTTTTGTAATTTAGCGAACATGGTAACTACCTCGATTGGGTCTCTCTAGTTGATAGTAGACTGCATACCTCACCGCATCGATTAGGTGGTTAAATTTATCTACCGGGCTAACTTTTTTCTCAAGCCATGCATAGTTATTCAACTCGCGCTGTAAGTTCTCGCTGCCCTCGTCAACGATCAACTCATAATCTTGAAGCATAGCTATACCTGCATTAACTGAACCTGGGCCTTTGATAGCTGGTACAATATTTAAACCGCGTTGTCTTAGTTCGGCTATTAATCTAGGCTCTGCACTATCTGCCACAATGAGAGAACCACCCGCAATACGTTTGCCAATGGTGAATAATTCCGAGGTGGTTAACTCTGGCTTGTATAAGTATTCTTTTAATTCAATCTGCTTGCGGTCTTTGTCTACTCGCACCCCTACCAATGTAGAAGGATCGACGCTAAAACCAAAATCCATCCCGTAAATAAACTCACCCTCTTCGACCTTGCCAAGTTTCCAACGGTCAAAGATTACGCCCTCGGCCTTGTTTAACCATCCCCCTAAGATTTGATGCTTGTACTTCTCAGGTCTAGTGTCTTTAATTCGCTGTACTTGCTTTAGAAACGACTCGTCTAGGTTTTCTATATTATCGAGGTAGGTAGTATGTATGTAAGTCGTTTGGCCTTTCGTCGTGTTGGTTCCTTCTTGAACTGCTGCCTCCTCAAAAAACCTAGTATAAATCCAGTGCGCTTTAGTGGCTGGGTTCATTATAAGTATCACCCTGTTCTGGATGCCTTTCTTCCTGACTGATAAATCTATCTTGTCGAAGATCTCCTCATCTACCAGCTCCTCGGCCTCATCGAGTATCCATGTGGTAATGCCTTGCAATGATTTAAGGTTTGCGGTCTGGTCGCCTGAGCTTGTCTTTATCCCTCTAAATATTATCTCGTTGCCTGTCGCGTTATTAATAATACTATCGCGGGTAATGGTAAAGTATTCTGTTAATCCCAGTATTTCAATCTTCTCCAGAAACTCAGGGATAATTGAAATCTTAGCCGCTGTCATTGTGTAGCGGGTGAATAGTATCTTATGTCCTTTTTCAAACAACAAAAGGCAGAGGATCAAAGTAACCGCGTACGATTTACCTGAACCCCTGCCTCCAGTTACCACAAAGTATCTACTAAGCGACTCGGCTAAAGTTTTATATTTCTTATTAATATCAATCACTAAACTTAATCAAGTTCTTAAGGTGCAGCTCTAGCCCCTCACCAACATCAAGTTTTACTGATTCCTTTGGTTTACCTAAAGTATAGTCTAAAAGAATCTGGGCGGCTTTCGTGTCTTTACCTTGTACCGATTTAACCAAAAGCATTCTAAGCACCTTAGCGACATCATTTGGGCTGATGGTTTCCGCTACTATGCTCTTGTATTTATTCTTCCTACCGTCTACTCCTTTGGCTGTTGTGGAGTGGCCTCCGTTATGTTTTCGCTGGTCTTCTGGCATTTTAATAGAAATTATTATTTTATTTCGTAAGTGTTATATATTTTCTCCAATTCATTAAGCAAAGATTGAACGCAAGAGCCACAGTTGCTAGTCTTTTTCTTCTGGTCAAATACGCGGTTATAAATCGTAACCAGCTTAACTTGCTGCTCATGTTCTACCCTTGCAAGTTTCTTAGCGTAAAGGGTTGAAAGAAAGTTATACTCTGATTCCTCCAAGCACTTTACCTTTTGATACCTAAACATCTTATTAAGTTTCTCTCTGCGCTCATCACACCCGCAGTCGATACCTGTCGCCTCTGTAAACATTCGCACTACTTTTTTTATTCCAGTTGCTTTGGTTACTTTCTCAATGGTATCTCCTAATCCCTCTGAGGGGATAGATAGTTGTTTGCTTTTCATATCGCGTCTTTTAGTTTTTGCTTACAATTCTTAATAGTTCCGAAAGCACTAGACACGCTTATACCTATTGTCTTCTCTATCGCTCTATAAGTCATGCCTTCGTTTTGTGTATAGATGTTAAATAGCTTTTGGTCATACCAACACCAGGAATTAATCTCTGCTTGTATTGCTTCAAGTTTATCTTCTGTTTGCTGGTCGGCTTCAGTATCGTATTCGTCCGGCTCTATTGCTTCAGTTATTTGAACGGTTTTAGGCTGCTTGTGTAGTTCTATGGCTATGCTTCTAATGGTAAGATAACAATACATTGCTACTTGGTTAGGGTGCATGGCTTGTACTTTCTCAGGGCAGTCTTTAAACCTATCGTAAAGTTTAAGATACATATCTTGGAGCACGTCGTCTGGAGAAGGTGAGAACTTCTTTGCCATTCTTCGCCATTCGTTGTTTCGCTTCGCTAGTATCTGTAAAACCATAAGGCAAATATACTGAATTAATCGGTAAATACATGCCAGACTAAACCACTACCCATTACAACGCTGTCGAGGTGGCTTCCTAGGTGTATGTTTGATTTAGTTATCGCGTATCCTGTTCCTACTATGCTAATATTATGCGTGTAGTCTGTTTGATCCTCTAAGTTTACAAAGTACCATAGGCATAAATTACCTTTTTGCTCTGCTGCTTTTAGAAATCCATTAAAGCCTTTTATAATTACCGTTTGCTCATCGGTGATTTCTAATTGATGTTTGTGAATTGTTCTCATTTCGTTTCTGGTTTTGGTTCGTACTCGAATACATCTAATTTGAGGTGGGTTTGGTTTTCGTATCTCTCACCGCCTGCTTTACATTCTAAATAGTCTCTTTCAGTTAGATTGACTACGGTGTGAAAATGTCCATCTTCATCTAAACAATACTCTACCCATACTTTTACTTTTGGCACTATTTCGATTAGGTCAAATTTTGATTCAAAAAGGTAACCATTAGAATTACCGTCTTCTTTCCAGCAATTTTGCTTCCACACTGCATTGGCTTTTATTGCTCCATGGACAGGGAAATCACCATATCCATCAATAGCATAAATCCTTACCTCTAGCCCTTCTCTTGTCGTGTACTGTTTGTCTTTTGAAATCATAGTGTTTAATTTATTTTTGGTTTTTTAAGTAATTCAATTCTGTTATTATTTTACCACATTCTGAGCATTTACCATTTCCCATATTAACGTTAAGAACGTGCCACTGCTCAGAGCATTCAATAGTACTTGAAGTCTTTTCCGTGTCTTTTGAAATCATAGTGTTTAATTTGTTTCTGCTAAGTTACTCATTTCTATCGCCCGATCTACTATTTCCTCCAGTGAATTATCCCGAATCATTTCGATTGAGTTCTGGATTACTTGAAACGCTTCCTCGTCCTTATCGTAAAGCTTATTTACATACGGTCTAATGTCTAGCTCTAGCTGCTTCTCTAGGTTGCTTATCTTTGCTTTGAGGCTGTTCTTGACAAACGGGCTGTTCTTTATGTCGGTGCATAGTTCTAGGCTGATTTGTAAGGAGGCGTAAAGCTTTATGGCCTTGCGGAAATATTCTATTTGGTTGTTGTCTGCAGTAGGTTTTTTATTATTGTTTTTTACCTCCTTAATTTTTTTTCGCTTTTTACCAGTTAACGTTTCGTAAAGTTCTAAATATTGTTTTTCTGTTTTTATATGAGGCAAAGGAAAAGCGCCTTCTCCGTATTCCTCTAAGTAAACAACTCCTTTTTCTATTCTTGCATGAAAAACCTCAGCAAAAGAAAAACTATCTTTTTCGTATTTTTTTAATTGTGTCATTGTTCTTTTTTGGTGTTGTGCTTGTTTTATTGGTGGGGGTGGTGGGTTGTTAATTATAATTTTTGATTTTGTTTTTCAAAGTAAAATTCACCATCAAAAGGTTTGTATTTTAATATACCGTATCTAATTGCCGTTCTTACAATAAATATTTTTTCAAGTCTCTCATGCAAAGAAACTAACTGTTGTCTAAATCCATCTATCGTAAATGTATTTTTGTAAAAATTACACCCTCTACAGCTTGGGTTGTAGTTTTCAATATCATTCGCTCCGCCTAAGTATTTAGCATCTATGTGGTCAACTTGCATTTTACTATACTCAAGGGGTTTCCCACAATAAGAACAACGCTTATTATATTTATGCCAAACTTTTTCTCTAATTTCTTTTAACATACCTCTAAAGTTTTAATAATTTGCGGCCCTGATTCCCTCTCTGCGTATTGCGTAAACGATTCGATTATTAACTCGCAATTGCTGTAAAGGTCTTTCTCTTCGTCTGGGATATCCATATCAAAGGAGAAAGTAAAAGGGTCTGTAATGTAATGTCTATCCCATTGGTTCGGGTGCAGGTTCTCTAGGTTGGCAAAGTTGATCACCTTGCTCTGTCCAATAATAGATGCGAGGTAGTTTATCGCTTCACCCTTGCCAGATGCTAGGATAAAGAATGTCTTGCTGTCTATGGTTGTGGAGTATATCTTTTTAACCATTAGTAAAGCAGTGAGCAGTGATTAATACTATCGCGGCAAAGCAGAGGGCGAAGATTACGGTGAATATCTCTAGGCGCTTGATTTGCTTGTGCATTTCTTTTTGATCGTTGGTCATGTTTTTGTTTTTGTGTTGTTATTTATTAAAATCGGTGGTGTTCGTTGCTGAACTGTATCTTCGTCTAAAGCTAGGTAATTTCTAAACCCTTGCTGCACTGGTACGATACCACCGATTATTAACTCTTGTACCTTATCGGGTATAAATCGGACAATAAACGGACAATAAACGGACAAAGTACTATTAACGTGTCCGTTTTTGTGTTGTTATTAACCCTTCCCCTTTCTAGTCAGCTCCTCCAATAGTAACAGCTCAAGACCTTCTATCTCCTCCGCGCTGTACTTTCTGCGGTTGTGGTAGAGTTCGCAAATTTCAAGGTCTGAGAACTCCTCAAGCTTACCCTCAAAGTAATGGGTTATAACTCGCCAATCTAATCGGTACTCGTCACTTTCAAAAGTTCGGTCTTGATACATTGATCCTATTCCACGCTCATAAAACTCCGTTCCCTTAGCCACCTCCTTAGCTATCTCCTCTATGCTTTCGGTTGGGACTATCTCCATAGTGGAATAGTAGTAGCTTCTTAATCGGGAAAGTGCGCGGGTGGTGATGTCGATGCGGTGTTCCATCTTTGCTATTATTGTCCTGAATCCTGAGTAATCTCTTTTCCAATTTCTTAGCGTGTTCCCTTTAAAGTCTAGGCTATTCTCTGCCCCCTTAATCATGTCTAGTATCTTCTCCCCTTTTTCGTGTCGGGCTTGTAGTTGTTGTGTGGTCATAGTTCTAAAGCTTTAATTAATTCGTCAGCATAGGTTACTGCTTTCTTTGCTGTATATCCTTGAAGATCTTGGCCCCAAGATAATAATCCTTGCATTGCTTTGGCTGCAAAGTATTCCCTTTTGGTAAGCCCATAATAGATGTTTACACCTTCTTCTAAGCTATATGTTTCTTCTTGGCTTATCGGGAAAGCTGGTAATTCTCTATTGTTTAATCTGGTTGTGTCCTTCATAGTGTTATCGTTTTAAAGTTTATCTATTAAAGCCTCTTGATAAATATCCTCGCAATTGTCAGCAGCTTTATTTGCTTTTACTTCTTCTGATGGGTCAAACCAACCTGAATAACATACTCCCCATTCTTCACCTTTTACAAATGATTTCATCATCATCATCTGTACTTCTTCTCTAGAGAAGGTAATTTTATTATCTGCCATGATTTTATCGTTTTAAAAGTTCTAGTTTCTGCTTGTAGTTCTCCTCTCCTAATAAAGTTGAGTACTTGGTCATTCCAACGACTACCGACTCAAGTTTATCCTTTGGTACGGTTTCGGTTAAGGTATCACAATGTATATCTGTGATAAGCACCCGCGTCTCTGTGTCTAGCTTGTAGAGTTTGGATTGGTGTCTGGTTGCGTATAGTATCATAGTGGTTTTTTTGAGGTGGTTTTATTAATTTTGACAGTAGATCATAACCAAAAGTACATGCAGTGATTACCGTTAATGTAGCTTATACTTATAATGTCTTTTCTCTGTACTGATATTTTTATGTATTGATTAAGATCTGCAAGGTCTTCAAATTCTCTGTAATATACTTTCATTGGTGTTATAGTTTTTACTGTTATTTGATGACCGCAATATAAAACCAATATTTTACATATCAATACATTTTTAGTTATTTATTTCCATCCGTACCTTTTCGCCTCAACCTTAAGCAAATCAAAATAGCCCTCCACTCTGTCACCCTCGAAGCTTTCGATGCACTGGCTCGCGTCCCGAATTGCAGAGTATTGCCCGACGGTTAAGGAGTAGATACCGTACTCGGTAAACGCTACGCCAAGGGTTCGGAGTCGGTTAAAGTGGGTCTGCTGGGTTTGGTTGGGGTTGGTCATGGCTCAAATTGTCAGTGTTCTTTTTGTTATTATAATACTCGCGGAAATACTCTTTTCCGTGTTGGCTTGCGTTCCAGTTTTTATTTAGCTCCTTTACCTTGTCTTTATTTCTCGCCCGCCATGCTCTTTGGTTTTCCGCTCGTTGAGTCCTTCTCATCTCTTTAATTACTTTCTCGCATTCATCCATAGTTTGTTGGGGTTGTGTATATTCTCGTAAATAGTTGCATGGTGTCTTAGTTGGTTATTAGGCTTAATACTATCTTGATTCACCAATTTTTAAATATTGCTTTCCAAATAGTTTATCTCCTTTTTTAACAAACTGATTATTTTTAAAGTCGCTAAACTCCCAACCATCACCAATATCATTATCTTCAAGTTTAGGCGTGTTAAATTCAACACTACCGTAACTTTGGTACGCTCCTGATTCTTGCTGTATTCCAAATTCAATTATAGTATCTTCTGGAAATCTATCTAGCCATTTTTGTAAATCTTTTCTTGTTGTCATCTTAGTATAATTTAATTTTTTATAATTCGTGTATAAGCCTATTATTCCAAAAATCCCAATCCCCAAATTGGAAAAAAAAGCAACCAATCAAAAAACCTTTCTTGCAAACTTACCGCTAAGTTATCCTTACCTATTTTTTTACAGTCATTTATCCAAATTAAGTAAAACGGGATAAAAAGTATAAGCTGTAATAATAAACATATTAATATATTATTCATTTGTTTTTAATTCGTTTCCATTAAATCAATTGGTGACATATCAATAGCTACACACTCCGCGAAGTAATCCTTTACCGATAGAAGTTGAGCGCGGTTTTTAATTGCCTCTGATACCGTGTTAGACTTGCCTAACTCTACCCGCTTAACCTCCTCAATTTTCATCTTCGCGGCCCCTTTTGTGATCGGGTTAATCATCGCCTCCTTAGCCTCAATCATTATCTCGTCTTTCGCTCTCTGAATGTATCTCCATGCCGTGTCTTTTGTAATGTTTAGGATCTTGAGATCTACACAAAGCCTATAAATAAATGATCCCGCTAGTACTTGACCATTCTTGTAGGAGTCAAACGCGGTCATTATAGCCTCTTTCTTTTGTTCTGCTGGCATTTCTTTGGGGTTTGCTTGTCTTTCTACCTCTTCACTCCTTGAGGCTGTTAGCGTGGCTCTTTTGAGTTCCTTAGTTGCTGCCGTTCTCGTTTGCGTTTCGTAGCCCCTAAGCCATCCAATCATAGTTTGTGAGGTAAGATGTCGCGGAGTCTCTCCAAGTTCACCTAATGCACCCATACGGAACGCAATCGATAGCTCTCGAGTTGTCCAGTTGAAACACTTCGCCCGCAAATGTCGCATAACATCCTCTTGAATCAGATTCGCTCTTTGCTCGTCCAGGTTGTTTTGCCCTAGTCGCTCCACGGCTTTGTAGCATTCCATCGCGATAACTTTTTTAAGATCCTTGTCGAGTTCGTTGCTAAGTGTGTTCTGGAGTCGGGCTGATAAAACTTCCATCGCTTGCACGTCCTTGATGTTTAGCTTATCTAAATCCTCTTGGGTGCTTAGTTGTTTGCTCGGATTAAATAACGCAAGAGAGCTTTGATTTTTAAACTTTTCAATGTTTGCCATTATTTTTATGAGTTATGATATGTGTCTAAAAATACATCTTTACCGGTTCTCTTTGCGACTGGTTTGCTATTAAAATTATTAGAGTTCCAATTTGCAAGCCGATGCGATAAGCTCCAAGTTTTTAGCATTTCCTGTTTAAATTTTGAATTGCTTTTATTTGGCTCAGTCCAATAAGAATAAAATTTGTTAATCATATCCTTGCCGTATTGATCTAAAAAAGGTTTTAGGGTTTGAGCAAATTCTAATTTGCGATCATCTATATTCTTTACCTTCTTAGGTTCTTTACTTTCTTTACCTTCTTTAGTTGGTGTCACTTGCGTTTCACTTGCGTTTCGTTTGCGTTTCGTTTGCGTTTCACTTGCGTTCCCTTCGTCTTGGTAATTGTCGTAGTTACAGACAGTTAGGCGTGTCGTTATCTGTTCGTTCTTAAGTTCAATCATTGAATCATTTTTTAACAGATTTAAAAAACGCCTAACCTTGCTTTTGTTCCAATTTTTACCAAACAATTTCGCCCATGAATCTAAACTCATTAAGCTTTCCCCACGCTTACAGACTAATAAATCATTACCTAATGCAACCTTTTCTTCTTTAAAGTTAACATGGCCTAATATAATTAGCCAAGCCCTTAAGCGTTCAGCATCTTGAAAAATCCAATGAGTATAAATTTGACGATGTATTTTAATCCACCCGCTCATCCGTGTAGCTTTTAGCGATTGCAATACTTTTTCTTAACTGCTTTGCTAATACTTGAGCCGCATGAATTGATATAGTTGTATGCTCTCTAACATCAGAACCTAAGTACACATCAATAGTAATAGTGTATGCTTCATTTGCAAAGACGTCATACAGAAAACCGTCATTTGCCCTTATTAAGATATCACTCATATAATCTAAAGGTTTTACGGATCCAGTAACCATTAAAAAAGCCTCAAGATTTCCGGGTCATGCTTCCGTACTCTCTTAAGGCTTTAAATAATTTTATTGCTTAACGTCCTGCATGACTAGGACAATACAAATATACTGCTTTATATCTTAGGTTTGTGGTTTAAAGCAAAAAAAAAGAGGCTAGTATTGTACTACTAACCTCCTTTATATAATCATAAAAGAAAAACAGAGCAGAATGAAAGGCCGATAACATTTTTACTTTGCAAAACAAATATACTAAATTATCCCTTACGTTTCCCAATCACTTAAAATAATTCCGGCTCCGTGGACATTATCGAAAACCAGGTAACCGCGTTTCTGCATGTGGTAAATGTTCTGGTATAGGGTAGTTTCAACAATATTGATTTCGTGGCTTAATTCCTTTAGCGTTGTCTCTAATTCCTGCACCCCTAAGCTGTTTAAGTAGCAGAGGATTACTTTGTCAATTGGTGAGAGGTCTGGGTTCGTTGTGATGTTCTGGATTGCTTCCATGTGGTTGTTTAAAAGGTGTTTTTATTCTGGCTGATTACGAGGATATGTTTACTGGTGTGTATATTTGGTTGTTATGCACAATCAATCCAGACACCTTCGTTATCATCTTGGGTAGCAATTAAGTCTACCCAATTAGGTGTAGTTCCAAATGGTGGTAGTATAATGTCGTGAGTTGGGTATTTTGTTTTACCATCAACTTCAATTTCGTCTTGTACTGTTACTTGTGTGTAGCTTGTACAAAAGTTCATTTCTAAAATAGAGTGTTTATTTCCATCCATCATATTTGTAGAATAAATAACCCCTGTTTTTTTGTCTTTTACTTTTATCAACATAGTTTTTCCTTTTAAAAGACTGTGCATAACACAGCCTATAATTAATAATTTTCGTTCCTCAAATTCCAAATCATAGCCTCAACGTTATAACCAATTAGGTTTTACCTTTGTAGGTTATTTCGCTGTCTATTGGCATACTTCGTCTGTTGTAGCCCACAACGTAACTGCTCCCGCACTTCATACACGTAAAGTTTTTAGCCATTAATTTCCCTCCGTGTTCAGTGTGTGCTACAAAATCATCACTATCTTTCTCACTGTCGCACACAGGGCATTTGTTCTCTAGGTATTTATCAAATATTTCGTTACTATCCATAATAAAAGGTTATAACACGGGCTATATTTAAAAGCCTATGTAAGATTTGTATTTCAATTTAATTTTTCCGTTGTCGGCTTCAAAACATAGCCAAACCGTTATGTATGATTATTTATACTCTTTAAAAATTGTGCGTATGCCTTGCTACTTGTCCCTTAGTCGGGTGGTGAATGAATGACTCGATCGCAATCTTAGCGCCTACAAATCCCTTATCCGCGTGCCATTGGTCGGCCTCGCTTGGGCTTCTTAGGTATTCGATTGTCATTCCGATAAAGTCCTTGCCGCTGCGAAACTTGAATACTTCTTTGTGGTGAATGTGATGTAAGAAACAATATCGGTAATAAGTATCTGCCCACATTTGGGGTTCTTCGTGTGCTGCAAGATAGGGCACTTGATCAACTTTAGCCCCGTCACCGTGAGAAAATGCAAGTAAATTTTTGCCGTACGTGGTGTATTTTCTATGCCGGTTGCTCGCGTCAAAAGTTACGTTTTTATTAGCGTGAAAGAAGCAGCTAAGAGCATCGGCTAACATAAACCCTGTCATGTAATCGTGATTAGATGGACAATGTATTATATGAACCGGTGCAATAGAAGTAAGGCGCTGGATAATCTGACAATAAACCATGCGGGTAATCTTAAAATTATCGTACCACATCCCATCTGTGTCTTGGCTGGTACCTTTCGTAGTTGAGCCCGTGGTGTTATCCGTGTGCAGTACATCGTTGCTAACAATAAAGAAAACCTTATCAATGTTATAAGGCTTAGACGCATCTATTAACGACTCAGACGCTTCTATTGCCCTCTCAATTGCCACGTCTACATTGTAAAAACTTCCTGTACCTCCTACCGTTGCAAGCTTACCGAGATGCAAATCTGCAATGTCAAGCAATAAACAATGCGGGTCGGTAATTGCCTTGCGCTTGTACCTCTTAACGACTGGCGAGAGCTGTTTCATCTCCTCAATCATATCTAGGCGGATTGTGTCGTAGTCGATAGTCTCCTCTTTGTAGTCTGGGTTTTTAACTAGGACAGAAATGCCCTCCTCTTTTACCCAAGCGGCCTGCCAAGTGTTCCTTTTTAAGTTCCCCCGGTGCAAGGTTTCATCCACTACGGAATCATTATTTAGCTCCTTAATAGCTTTGTACTCTTTCTCTTGCTCAGGCGTTAAGGTGTACCGCTGGCTTTTATTTGGTTCTATTCCTAATTGCTTTGCTAAATAGTTGTTTAAGCGAAAGCGGTTTTCTCTTTTGGACATAAAAAGTTAAGATGAAAAAGATTAATACTATCAGCTTGTTGCCGATGAATATTAGGTTTAAGATGTTGGTGTATAGGTTTGCCAAGATAATTAGTTCTCAGGCGCTAAGGTATTTTATTTAATTGAACTAATTACCAATCGATTATAACAACTTTTGTATTTTGGTCAGGTACAGAGTTAAATCCATTGCCTCCTCTTTAGCGTGTTGGATCCATTGCTCTTTAGTTAGGTCTTCCCTATCTAGTGTAACTCCGTACTTTTCTAGTCCAACTTTCCCGCGCTGAGAATACTCTTCGCATACTTGCTGAATAATAGAATCTTTGCTAGGTTCCGCTATTTTATCAGTATGATAATCTTGCAGAAGCTGCGCTATGTCTCTAAACTTATGCTCGCCCGCAATCCATTCTTCCATCCAAAAGCCATCGCTTAAGTCTAAATCATAGCCTTGGGTATTTAACCATTTGCCGATACTTTTTAATTCCTTGTCTGTCATGTTGTGTTTATTAATTAATTACGGTCTAAAATCGCTTAACCTAATTCCGTGCCTCTCTCCTGGCTTCCCGACGTTCTCGCGTACAAGGTAACCCATATCATGCAGAGTTCGGGTCTGAGCTATTACCGCAGACTTACCGAGTCCTAACTTAATGCTGAGATCATTAAGCTTCCCCTCCAGAAAGTCATCCTCAAGCGTGTTAAGGTAGATCAAGATAATGCGCTGGATCGGGGTGAGCTTTCGGTTTTGGATTATGGTTCGGTAGGCGGTTGGGTCTTGGTTCTGTGTCATTGGTTAGTGCGTAAGCCCTTTAAATAAGCTGTTTCCATTGCGTCAAGAATATCATCTCTTAATCTGCTTTGTTCAATAAAGCCATCTGTTTCCGCTTGTAATATTTTTAGTAATACATCTCTATTCATCTTAGTATTTTTTCGTGTTAGGTATTGTTTTTCGGTGCTGTTGTGGTGTGTATATTCGGTTGTTATAGTGCATATTATTGTTAATTATTACACTCTCTATCAAAGGCATCACATCCCAAACATTGTGTTTCACATAAACTACCGCCATTGTGTTCAGCACCGCAATAAAACGATTTCACAACAACGGATATAGTTAATTGCTCGGTTTCGTACTCATCAAGTAATTTAGATATTACTTCCTTGTTTTTTAACAACCAATCATCTTTTCCAACTATGTACTTGTCTATAAATTTATCTGCTTTTTTGCTCATCGTTTATTTATTTAATTTGTTGTTGATTTCTAAAACTACACACAACCCAACCGTTACCCTCTAAACTCGCTTATCAAGATCCCCACCTTCGACAGGGTTTTCTTCTTC